CCTGCGGGTCCTGGGGCTGCATGGACCTGGCTACCTTTGCAGACTCGTTGTTGTACCACTGCGTCAGACGGCTGTTGCCGAACTGGTCGTCCTCGTAGAGCATGGGGTTTTCTTCCCTGCTGGGAGGCTTGATCTGGGAAATCTTCGTGTTCATGTCGTCTATGGATACGTCTTGGAATCCGCCGCCGCCTGCCATGTCAGCCTCCGTAAGGGTCGTAGCTGGTGCGGGCGGTTGCGCCGCCGAGCCCGTCCAGCGGGTTGTAGTCCATGATGGCCCGGCCCGGCGGCTGGCTCGCTGCCGTCTGGTCCGGGAAGCGCGCGTTAAGGGCCGGGTCCACGATGCGGGCCTGGCAGTCGAGCATGTCGTCGTGGGCGGCCACGGGGAAGGCTTCGTATTCTTCGGTTATGAACTCCGCCACCAGGTCGCGGGCCTTCTTCTCGTGGTCCACGTAGAGGATGCGCACAGGATGGAAGAACCGGCCCTGTTCGTAGATGGGCACCAGCCGCCGGATGCGGTCCTCCTTGGGCATGGAGCCGCCCAGCTCCGTTATGGGAAAACGGTAGTTCTCCAGCTCCTGGATGTATTTGATGTGCTCTATGTCGGCCTGCATGCCGTATTCTTCGTAGCCGACCCTTATGGGACGGTACTTCCGGTGCAGGCGCATGAGCGCGGCGGCGCGCTCGGTCAAATTCAGGCGGTCGCGGACGCAGTCGATCTCGTAGTAGTTCTGGTCCGGACCAAGGCCGATCACCTTCATTACCGTGTAGTCGCTGGCCTGTTTCTTCTTCCCGGCCGGGTCCACCAGAATATAGACGTTCAATTCGCCCAGGTTATTCGGCTCCCAGAACTGCAGCCACTCTCGCTTGAACCCCTGGGCCTTGTCGGCCACGGGGTCCTGGAGCATCTGGCAGCCGAAGGTGAACGGCCCCATGTCCCGGCGTTTCTTGGCCAGGGTTTCGCGGCTCATGAGCACCGGTTCGCCGTCCACGGTGGCGTCAACCGTGGCCGGATGTATTCGCGGGATGGCCGAGCCGCGCCGAATCATCGTCTGGTAGGTGTCGTTGGCGTGGTAGCGGGTGCCGATGGTGCGGACTTTCCCGCCGTCGCTGCCCAGTGATTGCGAGAGTTCCCAGGCTTCGGTGACCTTTGCGATCATGTCCGGGGAGGTGACCGATTCCCGGGTGACCACGTCGTCATAGACGACAAGGCCGTAGTGCTTGGAAGTGGGCTGGCCGTCCACCAGACCCCAGGCCTCGATGGTGGCTTCCTTGGGATTGCCCGCCCTGCGTACGATTATGCCGTCGTCTTCGCTCCACTTTGGGGCCTGTTTTCGGGGCTGTTCCCAAAGTATGTCAGGGAAGAGCTCCTTCAAGGTGTCGTTTCCCTCGAACTCGCGCATGATCTGGCGCAGGAAGGCCTTGGCTATGGGTCTGGTGAAGCTGAAAAGCCCCACGGTTATTTCGGGGTTGGCCAACACGTCCTGGATGGTTTTGGCGAAGGTGATGATGGTGGACTTGTAGTGCTCCCGGGCCCAGAGATCGAGGCGGCCGTCGGGCGCGTCCTGGACTTCGACGCATCTGTCGTGCAGCCAGTCGCGTTGCATGTCCTTGCGGCCCAAAATAACCGTGAGCAGGAAGTACAGGTCGGTGCGGCACAGGCGCCGAGCGGCCGTTGTGAAGCCTTCGCGCCCGCAGGTTTTGAAGAGTTCGGCGTAGAGGGCCTCGCGTTCATGCCTGTTCATGGGTTTCCTGAACGGGAGTTTCCTCTGTTATTTCATCTGATTCGCTTTCTGAGTTGCGTTCATCGTTACTATAACTGTTACTAGTATTCACGCTAGATACGGTGTTTTCCATGTTCTCCCGGATCGCGCCTGCGACGCCGACGGTGAGCATCGCAAGGATGGCCTCGGAGCGCGGACAAAGGCCGTGTTCGTGCACCACGCGGCCCTTCACCGTATGGTCCACCTGCTCCTTGAACATGCCCCGGTGCTTTCCGATGAGTTCCAGGCTGCGGATTGCACCCGAGGCGTCGAAGCTCCACACCCCTTGGCCGTCCTCCTCCTGATGGGCGCCTCGCTTTAATACCGGCACGGCCTGCAAACAGCGCTCGGCCACGACCTTCAGGTTGTTCAGCACCCATTCGGCGGTTATGCCGGTCTGCCTGGCCCGCTCGCTCATTGCCGACTCTATGGCCTCTCGCACCGGAGGCCTGGCCTTCATCTGCGCGGCGAGTTTGTTTGGGTGCCTGGTTGTTGACCCGGCCCGCAGGCAGGCGGCGGAGCCGTTCAGGTCCACCAGGTATTCCTGGACGAAGCGCGTTTCGAGCGAGGTGAGCTCGCGCAAATTCGTGGCTTCGGGAGCGTCTTGAGGTTGGCTCGTATTGGAATTACTGCCGCCGCCCTCACAAGCGGCGTGAGCTTTTGACGAGGCTGATTCGCGTGTGTCGCCTTTACTGGCCCCTCTCATTTGCCTTCCGTTTCCAGGCGGGTTTCCACCCGGGTCATGCGGTTGCCCAGGTCGTCCAGCTTGTCCCACTGGCGGGAACTGTCCGCCTCTGCCTCGGCCTTGGTGCGGTAAACGCGGGCCAATGTGACCTGGCACTCGCCCTGGGTCTTAAGGATGTCCTTGATGGTGGTCTCGAGCCGCTCGATCCAGCGTTTGAGCATGTAGCCCAGGATCGCCAGCAGGATCGGATTTATGATGAACGATGCGGTGGCCATGGCTTCCATCACGTTGCCACCTCGATTTCGCGCAGCACGCCGTCGAACCACATGGGGATGTCGCCCGGGCGCGCCGCCTTGCCGTTGCGACAGGCTGGAAACCTTGCGATGCCTCCCTCCTCCAACGCCCTGGCCGCAAACTCCGAGCAGAAATACCGGTTGGCGCCCTCGCTCACCCTTCCCATGGCGTTGGCGAAGAGGCCCGCGTAGTCGTAGCGAACACCCTTGCCGCACTCGATCAAGGCGAAGCTTTTCACCCTGGCCTGGACGTCGGGGGTGAGATCATTCGGCCTGAAGGCGAACACGCGCCCGCGAGAGCCCGCAATGCGCTCACTCAGGTGGCGCATCTCAAGCCCGGTGGCCAGGGCCTCGATCACGTCCACGCGCTCAGCGTTCAAGGGGTCAAGCTCGCGCACCACAAGCGAGGCGTGGCTGAACTCGGTGAAGCGGCGGATCATCCGGCCCAAAAGATCGCCGCCCTGCCAGAGGATGACGGTGCCTGTGGCAAGCCAGGGGCGAATGGCGTCGTAGGAGAATGCGGGCGCGCCCATCAGAAGCTCCAGCCCATCGCCAGCATGGCGAAGCTTGGGGAATGAACGGCCAGCCCGAGCGGCCTTAAACGCCAGAGGGACCATGGGGCCGCATTGGCAGGCTTGTTGTCGGAAATCATGGTGAGCATGAAGGTGAACCCTTTTTCCTTAAAGATGATTACTCGCCCAAGAGCCGGAAACTTGAAGGCTATTGGGCCTGGGGAGGGTTCGCGGCGGCTTCCTCCTGGCCGGGTATCAGGCTTGCGGCCTTGGCCAGGGCAGGAGCGATGGCCGCCGCATACCGGGACCAGTAGGAGATGGCCTTGCCCGTGTCCGTGGCGGCTATGTCCGCAGGAAGCGGCGTGTCGGCCAGGGCTCCGGCCAGGATGGAGGCTCCGGCCAGCACCCGCCATGCGTCGGCTTCCAGGGCCTGCACGTTCTCAAGGCGGGTGTTTGATCTGGACACGCCGCACCCGGAGAGAACCAGGACCAGAACGCCCGCTCCCACAGTGAGCGACATGAACTTCGCGGTCTGCGAGATGCCCGGGACGCTCACCGGCTGGTTGGTCAACAGGCGCATGGCCGCGNNTGGGACTGAACCAGGGTTCTCCCTGAAGGATCTGGACCAGGCTCAAGACCAGGGCCGCCGCGTTCAGCCAGAATGTGCGGGATGCGAAGAGGGACTTGGCGTTCACGCGGGATTACTCCTTGGGCGGCCACTCGCCGCCGAGCGCGGCCAGGACCCTGGCCGGATAGGTGTTCGCGGGGTTGTGGCGATTG